CGTCATTAACTTCGATTTGTAGTTTCATAACATCCCCACACTCTGGAGCACCCACAAGACCAGTACCGACATTATTACTCCGCTTATCCAGACTACCAATATTTCTTGGTTTTTCATAATGCTCCAATACTTTATCTGAGTATGCCATTAACTNCCTTCACCAACTGCCGCNGATTCCTTTTGTTCAGGATCATCTTTNTCCTTGAACCAATAATCCGTTGANTTCGCCAACACTGCGACATATGCGCCAACCATAATATTAATTAGATCGCGAGATTCAGCAGGTAATGCTCCAAAAAACAATAACCATACTAAAAACAAAAATGTACATACTATAATCATGGACAATAAAAATCGTGCCCACCAGTTCAACTTCTTTCTTGTCTCAATTCTTTCATGTCTAAGTGCTTCCATTGGATTATTCTCCCATAATTTTTCTTCTAAATTTTCAATCATTTCAAATGAAGTGTTAATTTTTCCATCACCAATTCTATCTCTGGTTTTTTTATTCATTTAATTTTCATCCAACTCTAATAATTCTTGAGTTCCGTTTTCTGCTAAAAATAATCTATTTTTCCAATGTTCATCTGCAACATCATTTTTATTTTGTCCGTGATATCCAACTGCATGACCATTTTCACATAGCCATTTATTTATGTTTGTCCATCCGCCAAACTCATGTCCATCTTCAGTACAGTTAATCCAAATCTCACCAAGAATTCTGCCGAATTTTCCGCGACTGTCCGCTTCAGGGCACCTTACTTGTATCTCAATATCATCTCTATCTGCCACTACTGCCCAATGAACCCATGACTTGAGTGCNGCTTTACTAAGTAAACCATACACTTTTTCGTTCTTGTGTCTTGTTCTGGATTCTGGTGTGTCTATTCCTAGTAATCGTATTCTTCCACAATACCTGACATCAAAACCTAAGTCAATTACTGCATCAAGAGTATCACCATCGACAATATGTTCTATCGCTGTTATACTGTAAATAAATTCACATGGCTCTTCGTTTATATATTCTGCCATTACCCACACCCACAATCACCATTTTTACATTCACAAGGATCACAAGTACAATTTTCACANTCGCATTGTTCGTTATTACACATATTTTTCTCCTATTTAAATCGTTCGTCTGTTTGCCAAATTTTATCATCATCATAAGCCCAAGCTACTAAAGAATATCTAGCTCCAGATATTACTTTTTTCACTCTATGATTAATATTTGAATCGTAAGTAATACAGTCACCAATATTTAACTTTAAATCATTCAACCCTTCAAATTCTAATTCACCACCAGTGAAATCATTATTAAGTAATATTATATGTGAACGAATTTTACTTTTATCATTATGCCAATGAAAACATTGTCCTACTTTATATTCAGAAAATTGTAATGCTAAATTACTTTCCAATCCTATTAATTCATCTTTATCACTAATTTCATAAAGTTTACTTATTAACTCTTCTTCTTTATAATTATACCAACTTGAATTTCTAAGTTCTTTAACTATTCCTCGATCATTTACTGGTGCGGCCCGCACATATTGATAATTTTTTAAAATTATATTAAAACAAGTTTCCTCGTCAAGAAATTCTCTTCTTATTTTCGGTTCAAATGTCATAAAACTCTAAAATATAATGGGGGAATTCTTCTGTTCCTAAGTGATTCCCCCCAAACTCGCTAATTACTGCTTCTCTACAAATTCATAGAGTTCAGTTGCCTTCTTCTTAATATCCTCAATGGAATAAGAATCTGGCTGAAGTTCTTCAAACAACTTCATATTTGCATCGCCTTGCTCTTTTGCAAATTCCCATGCATCAATAGCAAAGTGTTTTTGTCTTTCTTGTTGATCATAGAGATAACTTTGTGCCATCTCTAAAAGTCTAAATCTTAATTCATATGGATTAGACATATTGTTCCTTTCATTTGTGTGTGTGTTGTGTGTAATGGTCAGTTCTTCTGTTCCCAAGTGACTGACCTGAACTCGGCTATAGTCTACGCAGCGAGTGCGTAAGAGTATGCGGTATAATCGTCATTGTTTGCGATTAATTTAATGGACCGTTACGGTGGTGCCTCTACCGAATACCTCTATATCTACCTTCACAATCAATCGAAATCTATTTCAGCCCCATCAACGAAAGTCATATCCAAAATAAAGTGTGACATAGGTAATACCTAAAGCGAGCAATATCATTATTGTGAGCCACATTAATTTCTTTTCCATAACTTCCTTTGGTGGAGCTGATCGGAATCGCACCGATGTCTTAACTGTTATCTAGATATGTCAACAGTATCAATAACTATTTATAACCTCCTGTAATCTTTCTACATGTTCATCAGGATCCGCATAAAAAATTTGTGGTGTTCCATCAACTACTGCAATAACTATAACTACTTGAGTTACTTTATTTCCTGTTCTTTCTTCATACATCTTTGCATATGCAGTTCCCTGTAATTTATAACTTTCTATCCATTCTTCTTTTTTTGGTTTAGAAGAGGTTTTCCAATCTATTATAGAAATTTCATCATCATATTCAGCAATACAATCACATCTACCAGCTACTCCAAGAAATTTAGACCACAAAGATACCTCAAGACCATAAATTTTTCCAATATGAGTATTTAAAATTGATTGAACTGATTGAAATAACTCAATAGAATCAGGCATATGCCCACTCAAATAATCTTGCTGATTTTTGAGATAGTCTTCGATAATCGAATGCGTTCTTGTTCCTCTTCGCGAAGCTTGTGTTGAGATTCTATTGGCTTCTTCTTCTCCAACCCGCTTTCGCCAAGCCTGTATACCAGCTTTGGACAAAGATGATAATACTGTAGTGATACTCGGGAAATTTCCATCTGGTGTCTCGTATAATCTTTTTCCTGAAGTGTTTATTTGTTTTATTTGACCAGGAATATCAACTGTTTCGTGTAAAAAATTCATATTAAGGTATATTCATAGTGCTTCCGGCATGAGAAGATTTAATTTCTTTTAATCTATCTCTAAATCCATCATCTGGTTTACGCATACCCATCTTAATTGTATCGCCAAACGCCGGAGCCGCTAACATTTTTATTATTGTACCATGACATGATCCACATGGACAAGGGTATTCTGTTGGTTCATTCATTTTAGCGATAGATAACTGACGCTCAAATTCATGTCCACATTTTTCACATTTATAATCGTATGTTGGCATATTATTCTGATTCTCTTAATGTTACTAGTAAAGGATATTTATTTTTCTTAGCTTCTTCTAATGTATCAACTGCTTTTTGCTCTGCTATTTGATATGAATAAAGTCCCGCTACACCTTCTCCTAATTTATGTACATTTAACATAATTCTTTCAGCATCAGGTGTAGTTTTATTAAAAATACTTTTTAATATATAAATAACAAATTCCATAGGAGTATAATCATCATTTAAAAGTATAACAAAATAAGTTTTAGGAACTTTTGAATTTATACTTTTCTTTTTCCTAACCTTAATTTTATCTTTTACATCTACGTCTGACATTTAAAATTCTTGATACCATTTAAAATTACAAACCTTCATATCTTTCCAAATTTCAGGATGATTTATTCTATCTTTCACTAAAACATTTATTTCATTTACATTTGGTACTGATGATGTATAGTGTTTCATTTCTGGTCTATTTTCAGGATGTAATATTATCATTTTTTCATCATCATATTCTGTAATACCACCACGTTTATAAACAAACTTTCTACCACCTCTTCTATAGTACACACAAGAATCAAGTATTTTCAAATTCATGTATGAGTCTATTTTTTTAAATAAATGCACGTCTCCATGATGTATACCTACATATTCCTCATCATATCCACCTGACTTCCAAAAATCTTTTTGTTTTATACAAAATACATTTCTTGATTGTTTTTTATTTTTTATACTTCCTTCAATATAAGAATGACCTATAAAAGAATAATATGTATTTGTAAACTTGTTATTAAAAATATTTTTAACTAAATCATTTATTGTATTTGGTGGAATGTGTATATCAATATCAGCAAAAAATATCCAATCAGTTTCTACATGTTTTGCTGCTAAATTTCTCGCACCATGAGAATTAAATCCTAGATCTTCATCCACCACAAATAAAGAAATATTATCTTGATTTATTATTACATCTTTTGCTGGTAGTTTTTGTGATCCATCATCAACAACTATCAATCTTTTAACTAAAGATTTATTATGTTGATTAAAAGCCTCAATATATTTTTGTAAATATTCTGGTTCATTATAATATGTTGTAACTAAAGTAATCATTTAATTTATGGAGCGAGTAAGAGGAATCGAACCCCTATCATCAGGTTGGAAACCTGAGGTACTACCTTTGTACGATACTCGCTTATATTAACCATTCATTACCAAATGTTTTAAATGCCCAATTCTTTTCAAAACACCACCAACATCTTCTACATGCTTTTGTAAATCCTTCACTTTCATCAAAATGCCCAATACAACTCACAGTTAATTCAAATATATTTTTTAGATTAAGTTCTTTATAAATTAAAGCAAGATCTTGTTTATGCATATTAGTAAACGGAACCCATTCACCTTCCTCATTAA